CCGTGCCACACATAAGAATGTACATAGCTTCATCAAATGAACGGGGGCTATCTACAGGTATGTAACTACAGTTGTATGCACCTACATGACAACGATCCAATGCTGGACCCGCTGTCATTACTGCCCGCATCGAAGGCATAGTATCAAGATTAAGAACACCTTCCTCTAAGCTCTTACGATACTTGCTGAAAGCTTTCTCGCTGAAGTTAAATTTTTTCTGTACATACTCACCTACATAATCGAAGTATCGACTTACTGTTTCGTCCCAACTCTCTCGTCGTTGCTCGTCTTCTTTCCAACGTGCGTAACGGCTAAGTGCAATAAAGTTTTGATAGTCTGTAGGTAGCATGTTTCCCATATTAGTTCCCCGTTTGTGTAGTCTTGAAGCCGATTATAGTAAGTCCACTAATGTCGTAGATCATTTCCGTAAAGGTACGTTCAAGCTCTGCCGCAACGTTCTCATCCGTTGGCATTGGATACTCTTCGGTATTTACCTCTACGGTAATCATCATACGTACTTTCATGTTCTCTTTTCGACAACCTCTATTAGTTTATTCAAGTACCATCTGGCTTTTAAAAGATCTTTCAATGGATCTTCTTCATGTTTAAATCTGTACCGTGTAACGTACTTCAGTACATTACCTTTCAAGTATCCTTCAAATTCATCGCCAAGCATGGAATCAAAGATAATATCGATGGTCTCTCTACCTGTTTGATTGTAGTGTGCTGGCTTGTTTACGTCGTCAATCATTGTTAAACTTCAACGTTACAACGTTGCCTTCCGTTGTTATGGTGGGTTTCTTAACGCGCTGTTCTTCTGGCATACCAAACATATACTCGGTGTATTCATCATCGGGTAATGCCATAGCCCGTTCGACTATCTTTCTAGCTTTCTCACGTACTTCTTCGTCTTCTTCAAACAGTGGTACACTAGCGCATACCATCTGAAGTACATGCATCATATCTGAAAGCTCTTCGTAACTTAAGCCATGATCGTCGTGTATGATGGCGGATATGTCGATGTCTCCGCCCCATTCTCCGTTGGCATTGCGAAGCGGTTTAAACTTTAGATATAAGCTATCTTCAGTAAACTCTTCTAGAATACTACTCATTATCGCTTTGCCCCTTTAAAGGTTACGAACTTTGCTATAGCAGGGTTGGCAGGTTCCGTCAACCAATCTTCCGGTATGATCCGATCATAGTATCTGAAGCCTTTCTGTATGCACCATTTAGCGTATGTGTTCTTAGCTCCTTTATATAACTTGCGTTTACTATTCTCGAATATGAATCTTATATCAAGTTCAGGATGTTGCTTCTTAATCTCTACGTGTTTACGTCTGTCAGCAGAAGTGAACAAACCTTTAGTCTCGATTATAATATTGTTAGCCAAAACGAAATCAGGGGTATAGGTTCTGTACGCTAGATCTTCCCACTCAATCTTAAGCTTCTCGTATCCATACTTGAAGCCCATTTCATCTAACGATTGAGCTATCTTTAACTCTAGCCCAGACCTATACCCCTTCTTACGCGCAGCCCGAAAGCGCTTTGCGTCCATTAGAAGTGCCAGAAAGTTCCTGTTGATTTCATTGTCTTGTATCCGAGATTAAGCATCTCTTCACGGATAGCACGTTCAGTTTCCCGACGTGTTTCCATTAGGCTACGAAGATTAGCTGTGCGCTTCTCGTTGAACTCTTTACGTGCAGCAGTTAGTTCTTCCTGCATGTTCTGAATCCGTTCCGCTAGTTCGTCTAGCGAAAGATCGTCATATAAATTAGTCATTGTATTTCTCCTCAATGTATACGTAGTCCACCTCTGGTGGTTCTTTAGCTGATGAAGGTATTGATGGGCGAGTTATTAACGTCTCCCAACAATCTTCTTTGAAGTCACAGAATTTACAGACAGAGCCGAGTATCTTGTTACCCGTAGGCTTACCCCTGAAGAACTCAGGTTCAGGCTTGTAACACCGCTCAAACTCGTTGGTGTCTATACGCTGTGCTGTATTATTTAATTTAGTAACTTCTTCATCAATGTCAAGACCCTGTGCAGGTACATATTTAAAATGTCCGTTGGCTTTGTTTACTACCCACCAACCGCCTGCACGTTTGTTTGAAGCTTTGGCATAGCCAGCTAACTGGCCTACGTAACCGAAGGCATCCCCTTTCTTTAATGATTCATAGTCCGAGAACTTATATTGATATGACCACGGTGAGGCAGACTTGATGTCATCAACAGCACCATCGATACTGAGATCTGTAGTCCCGTTTATCTTTGTGCCATCTTTTAACTCAAGCGTTACTTCCTCACTGTTCTCATATGAAACACCAGCTTCGGTAAGAAGACCCTTAAACACTGCCTCAACAATGTCACCCAACATCATGTTCATAATAAAGGTAGTTGGTAGGGACCGACCTTTCTCCGGCTTGTTCTTCTGATACCAAAGCTGGCAGTACGGGCGACCGACGTTAGACATACGTAGTCTAAACTCCTGCTGCCCTTTCCCACCAAACTGACGCTGCAATGCATCGCGCACATCAGACACAATTTGCTCAATTGAGGAATCAGACATTGATGCAGTGCCGTCGCGCAACTCTGCCAACAGTTTATGCAGCGTCAGTTCAGCGGGATGATTCATCACGCAGCTTCTTCTGAATCTACGTCGATGAACTCGTCCACTAACTCTCTAACATCATTGTCAACATCTTCGACGTTGCTCTGGTCCCACTTACTAAGGACATAAGAGTTGTGGTCCTTAACCCACTCAAGAAAGTTTGAGAATGTTTCTTCGTCACTATCTTGCAGGTCAAGTTTCTTGCTGAGATCGAGAGACACACGGGGTAGATAAAAACTATCTCCGCTTGGCAACGATCTCTGTTCGCTAGACAATGTGATGTTGTAGCTCATTGGAAGCTGCTGCATCTTGTATAGCTTATTAAAAGGTGCATTGACTGTAGCGTATGCATCTTTGTTGTCCACTTCCCAGACAGCTGGTATAGGATCTGGTGTGTCAACTGGATTGCCTTCCGCATCAAGTGCATCTTTAACCGTAAGCGTACCAAAGATGGCACGTGTACGTTTGGTTGAACGTATGATGGCTTTGATTCTGTCAGGAACCTGAGACCAATCCTCAAAGAACTGACTCGGCTTACCACAGTTGAAGCCACCTTCAGTATCTTTAAGCTCAGACTTCAGGTCATTAGCCATCACAGTCTTGATGAATCTATTCGGTGAGTCTCCATCACCCATGATGAAGCGCTTGTAGTACACACGCTGCATGAACGGGCGAATAGATACGTTACTTGAATAGATCTTCTTGCCGTCAGCGACAGGCTCTTCGATACGGAAGCTGCCGCCTTCGATTACTTCTACGTTTACTTGTTTACCTTTTACTTCTTGCTTCGCAGAGATAGGCTTGTGTTGTAGTGCAAGCCGCATGAGTGAAGATGTTTTCTTCTCTCCAGTGGGCGTACCCATACCTGCAAGTCTAGCTAGTTCAGCGAAGTTACCGTTGTTTAATGTTGCGATCTCAGTCATAGTGATCTCCTTTCAAGAGCCGAAGTTATATCAGCTAACATCTTTAGTGTCAAGCCAGTTAGGCCCAATTTTTGCCTCTAATAATAAAGGCACGTTGAAGTCTATCCCCCATTGAATATCAATGAGAGACTTGAGGTTTTTGTTTGTGTCTTGAATTACATTCAGTGCAAAGTCTATCTCCATTGGGTGAACGTCAAGTACGATTGAGTCATGCACCGTGTTAACAATGCACGTGTCTTTCCGCTCAAGCTGCTTCTCTATGTATAGCAACGCAAGCGGAACAATGTCTGCCGTAGCAAACGATTGTACCGGATAATTTTTAATCTGTGTAAAGTACGTGGGCGTACCGTTAGCCCGTCGCTCTACGTCTGGAAACGCAAACGATCTACCTGATGGTGTGCGTATGCGCCCGTCATTTAAGGCTTCTTTGGCAAGCTCTTTGTGCCATCGTGCGATTCCTCTATACTTCTCCCCGAAGTGTTCATAATATCTTGCCTCTGAAGGAGAACGTCCGAACCCTGTTGCTCCGTAAAGTGGGGCGAATGTGTGTGCCTTCGCCTGCTGACGCGATGTAGGCTGGCCCGCATCTGAGATAACCTGTGCTGTATAGGAGTGTACATCGAACCCACTGCTTACTTCCTCTATGGCTAGTTTATCTTGTGATAAGAATGCAGCGACCCGAAACTCTAGCTGTGCAAAGTCAGCCTCAAGTATCTTGCCACCCTTCCAACGAGACACGAAACATTTCTTTACAGGAAACGTACCACCTCTCGGCATGTTCTGCATGTTAGGATTACGCCCAGAGAACCTACCAGTAGACGTGATAGTCTGTGTAAGTTGCACGTGAAGCATACCGTCAGGCTTTGTGAAGTTATTAATACCGTCCACAAAAGAAGATAGATACGTCTCCACTGCACTCAGTCGTGTCACCTTACTTAGAAAGTTCTGTGCGACTGCGTTCTTAGTACGTGTAGCTGTAGCTGCAAGCAGCGTAAGGTCTTGCTTGTTGGTGCTGAAGCCATTGGCACTTACCCATTTAGGATTGGGTGGGCGAAACTTCAGGCCAGCAATCTCGTTTGTTGACTCGTAAAGATAGCCTTCACCACTACACATACTACATCTAGTAGGTTTAGCAAATGGTTCTCCGTTCTTCTTAGTCTTGTGTACTCTACCAGAGCCGAAACATTCTTTGCACTGCTTCGCCTTCTGCTTGTACATAACTGTAGATAAACTGTTTACCGTAGATCTGAACTCAGCGTCGGGCATACGGTCATTGAAGTTGTCAGCCCAGTCCTTTTTGTCTTTAGGTTTACGAGAATAGATCAGCCAAGATAATTGCTCTGGACTGTTCAGATTCAATGGATAGTCACCCATCAAATCACGAGCGATATGATCTAGCTCTGTCACCAGATCGTTACGCTCACGCTCAAACTCCTGACGCACTTGCTCAAGTGCATCACGGTCTACCTTTATGCCTGCACGATTCATACGGGCAAGCGTCTTCGTTACCTGATTGGTAAGCTCGACAGTTGGCAACAGCTTGAAGTTATTAGAAGACAACAAACGTTTGCGCTGTAACGCAGCCAACTCTTGCGTAGCTTTAAGATCCGCAATCAAATACTCAGACAGTTCTGCGTGCGGTATATCAGCCACACTGTAGCCCTGCTTAAGATAGTTGTGCAGTGTGTCTTGCTTCTTAACAGTAAGATCGTACCGTTCAGAGCAAGCGTCTAACGAGAGCGGATTCTTCTGACCTTCCTGAAGAATGTACTCAGCGACCATCGTGTCCCAAATGGGACCGTCGTACTGGAAGCCTGTCTCCCACAACCACGTGAGGTCATGTGCAAGATTATGCCCGATAAGCACAGTGCATTCAGAAAGTATCCTATGTAAATCCTGAGTGCCGTCAGCTTGTTTCTCACTGTGGTTAAATGTGAATACACGATGCTCTCCTGTATCAAATAAAACACCCACCATCACGAGTGCGTTGGTGGGTTCGTATGGATCGAGATGAAGCTTGCCGCCTCTCTCGGTTACAGTATTCTCTACGTCGAGAACTACCTTCATGGTTCTCTCCTCAATGCACTTCGTCATCAACTCGATAATTTAGTATCATGTTCCAAAAGTCAAGCATGTTTTGATGTGCTTCCCATAAAGCAAGCATCTCTTCTTGTTCAAAGCTATCGCCGTACACCTGTCTTGTTCTCATCAGCTTTGCTAATCGTGCAAGCATTTCTACGTCTGGCGACATGACCTTACATACATTCTAGTTGCTGCTTGACTCGCTTAACGTCCCACTCAAACTCCCGTATCATGGGAAATATGGGTGAGAGTACAGCGGCACACTGCTGTGCTACGATACGATGCTCTTTCTGTGTGGATGGATCTGTACGTAATTCGATATAGTGTATCCAGCTACGTAATGATCCGTTCATATAAAGTCTAGTACGTGTTAAACCTTCGGGCAGTACAGCACGAGCTTGCTCTTTTGCTATGCCTTTTTTCAGCGCAGAGTCGTACAACTTATATGCTGTGTCCATAATGGCTGACTGTTGACCAATCCACCACTTGTCCAGAACTTCATTGTCATTCTCAAGAGAGTTCTGCCTGTTGGTATGATCCTGTAGTCTAGTCTCACGTATTTCGTTTACACCTTCTATTGCAGAATACCGTTGGCTAAACTCTTGAAATGAAAAGGTTTTGTGTCGAATAATCTGGTGTGATATATCTCGTGTCGTCTCGATGTTAAGACATACGTTCACCATTTCAAACGGAGACCAGTGCTTATGTTTAATGAGATACTGTATTAGTTTGTCATTGTTTAAAGCACTGGCCTGCGACGTTGGATTCGACACACGAGCATAGTAGGCAACGAGATCTACAAGATTGTGAGTTACCGACTTACCTTCTACTGCTCGTGTGAAGCCCGCTAATGTTACTTCAGACATCTGCTTTCTTCCGCCAGATCCTGTAGTCAAACAGTTTATTATTCACCAACTCTTTACTGGCTAACCCGTTGTCGGGCAACCACTCATAGACTTTCTCTATAGTAATATGCGACGGGATCTGCTTTGGAAAGCCATACTTCCAGCCGTTGATGGGCTCTACCCAAAATTCCCATTCGTCTTCCATCTTATCACCTATGCTAGTTGAAAGTGTGGAGCATCAATGAAAGGTCTCTTACCTTCCGAGCGTCGAGTATCAATGTAAAAGTTCATGGCTTCTTCCATTGTGTCTCCCCAATTACGAATGTCAGCTACGTTCCATGCTGCACCCCACAGAATGCCAGTGCCTTGTTCGATTGCAGCTTCCTTCATAGCTTCTGCAATGTCGTCATACAGATTAAGTTCCCATGAACCACGGGAACCAACGTATGCCATAAGGTCTACGGCTTCACCAATAAGATGGCGTGAACGCATGGTCTGTGACGCACCCGAAGCAAGTAATTCTTTCTGTCGCTTTTCTGTACGCATACCTTCGATCACACCAAAATCTACTTTAGTTAATTGAATAGCACGGGTAACTACCATACGTAGTTCTTCCTTCACACCGTTCAATTTGAGTAGTGAGTTACCACTCAGTTTAAAATTAGCCATTCATCGGCTCCGTTGCAAAGTACTTGAAGGTCTCGTACCGAACGTAGACCACATGCTCATCATGTCGATGTAGCTGTATGCCTTTATCAGCGTACACAATCCCAATGATGTTATCACAGACAAGCTGCGGCACTGAGTTGTTGGACGTGTAGTTGTCAGTAGTTACTATGAATACTTTCACCGGAGTCTCAAAGTTTGTCTTGAGCTTCGGAACTTTAGCTAGTGTACGTTCTACCATGTGTATCTCCTATGCTGTGTATCTGGCAATTTTGTAATCAAGATCGCAGTGTACTATACCATGCCATCCTGTCAACTTATTCTTAACAATATTAAGATGACGTTGTGTGTCTTCTTCTTCTTGCCCTTCTACTTGTGGGTTCTTAGCAATCAGTACCATCAGGTCAGCTTCCGCTGCTTTACCAGTACGGCTACCTTCCATCATGCTCTGATTCAGTACGACTTTATTCTCTGCGTCGGCAGATAGCTGAGACATATAGAACACAGCACAGCCATACATCTTAGCAATCTGACGTGCGTAGATTGCATTGGCTTTGAGTGCTTCATCCATACGAGCGAAGCCACCCGTTCGTGCGAACTTGTCACCCATATCAAGCACAAGAATGTCAGGCTTGAATGTCTTAGCCAACGACTCAACCCACGCCATGTCTTTGCCCGTCGAGTCCTTAATGAACACACGGTCACGCATGGTCTGCCACTTCTGTAGTGCAGCTTGCTTGTTACTCGATATGTCTTTCAGATCCTTACCCAATGCAGCCGTAAGATAACGAGAGCCGACACGGTGTGCGCTCTCTTCGTTACATAGTACTGCACACTTAGCGCCTTGATCCGCAAAGCCACCGGGTCCAGCTACAAGACTAGCATGGAACGAAGTCTTACCTGTGTTAGGTCTAGCCCCTATCTCCACAAGATGCCCATCGTTCACGCCCGGAACCTTACGGGTAAGGGTGGGTATGTTGAAGGCCCATCTAGTTTCAAGTGCATTCTTAGCCAGCAATGATTCAAGTGACAGGTCTTCCCACTCAATGCGAAGCTGTGGCAGGAAGTTATCTTGGTAGTTGTCGAGCAACTCACGCAGTGGTTCAAGACTATTCTTCTCACCATTCACGTAGTCAAAGCCGAGATTGGCTATGTCTTCACCCACTACCTGCTGAAACATCTTGATGAATACGTCTTGTGCTACGTCAGATCCCATCGGCGTTTGCCTACGGATCTTATCAAACATAGCTGAGTACGCAGTCTTCTGTGCCGTGGTCATCGATGGATTGTCAGCCATAAAGATAGCTTCGATCTCGTCAGGCTGCACGGCTCTGCCGTAGTTCTCCATTGCATAGTCGATGGCTTTCTTAATCTTCTTACCATCGGATGAAAAGATACGGTCAGGACACTTGGCTCCACGATGTTCATCGTAGAACTCTTTGTCCATTAAAGATCTTAGTATTGCTAGTTCCATGTGAGTCTCTCCAACTCCTCTATGTCTTGAGTTTTACCGTACTTCAAGTCATCTGACAAACGTAAAACACGCACGTCTGATACGACTGATCGCAACTTCCCCGCTATTTGAAGTGTCTTCGGTAATGCGTCAGGATCGAGAGCGACGATGGCTCTATCGAAGCGGGAGAGATACACAGTGTGCAACTCCGATAGAGACGTGCCGAGTAATGCTACTCCTACCCGTTCGTCGCTCCCGACCACATACGCGCTGATGCAGTCCTCCACCAGCACTGCTACCGTACCACCACCTTTGTGGTATGGCAACCCCGAATCGTTGTATCGTTTCCACTTAGGTAATCTGTGGCCTATCGCGCGTCCTGCTGCATCCACTAGCTTACCGTCATGTATAATTGGAAACACAACGCGATTGTCTCTAACGTCGTACAAAACATCTTCGATGTCAATACCCCACATCTCACACCACTGAATTAATTGGGTGGGTTTGTCGTTGGTTATGTACGTTGGTCTTATAAATTCTTTGTCCCCGTAAGTGTACTTAGTATGGGGAGATACATACGATGGTAACTCGTCCCATCTTGTAGATACCATCTTAGCTTTGATGTCTTTGGCTGACATCGAAACTTTCAGCCTGCCTTTAGTGTTACAGTTTGCTTTGTAACAATTCCACAGTAACTCACCTGCCATATTAGTTGCTGTAAATGTTCCACGTCCATCACATACAGGACAATCAGACCTAAGTGTATTACCTACACCTAAGTTTAAACCTTTAATATATTCTATAACATTCATCTCTATCTCTCCCGTGCTTAACACACAAATATCACAGAACAATCATACTGTCAACCTACCTTTCAGTGCTTCGGTTGCACCCCGTAAAGTATTCTTTAGGTAAGGTTTAAGTGATGTAGGATTTGCGTGACCTGTTACTTGCATGATTGAAGTTGTAGGCACACCACCTTCTACCATCTGCGTTGCTCCAGTTCTCCGTAAGTCACTAACCCGTAGCTCTGTAGGTAGGTCAGCGGCTTGAAGAATTTCTTTGACAACCCGTGACATATCGTGTAGACCATAAGGTCTAAACTCACCAGCGATAGGAGTTGGTCTCGGTGCTACATACTTTTGAAAACCAAAGTCAGGTTCTTGTTGTTCTAATAACATCTGGTGTAACTCTTCTGATATTGGTAGCTGTACTCTGGCCCGTCGTTTCGACTGTGTTAAGGTCACTGTTTTCTTATGTAAGTCGAGACTATCCCACTCCAACAGACGTATATCACCAACCCGTTGCACCCACTCGTATGTCATCTGTACAATCAGACCTACATTACGCCACTCAAATGACGAGTAAGCCGTACCTAAAAACTGTAGTACCTGATCGTGTTCCCATACAACCTTCCGTTGCTCCGGTGCTTTACGCTTCACGCGAGAGAAAGGGTTGAGCGGTATGAAGTCATGGTCTAGTGCATGGTTAAACAGTACACTAGCTATACGACATAGCTTGTTCGCACGGTACACACCATGCTCCAGCCATCTATCGTAATGACGCTTTGCATCTTGCACGTTGATTCCCCCAATAGCTTCGTCACCTATGTACTTTAACAAGCACCCCATAACATAGTCGTATTCTTTCTGTGAACTATCCCGTAAGGCTTTGAAAGCATACGAATTTTTATAGTGTGTTATCAAACTCGATAGCCTGTCAGTCACTCGTAACCGCCGCACGTTGTGCTGCTGTGTACGGTACTCATCTATCTTAGCCGTAAGTTCTTCAGCCATACGCCGAGACGAACGTATATCATTTGTCAATACCTGCCGACGTGCTAGTCCCAGATCAATGTACTTCTGAGGTGGCACGTAGTGATAGATCACAGTCCTGTCCCTCTTGACAATGCGACGGACGTAGCGTGGCAACTCTGTCATGTTTATCTCCCAATAAAGGAAGGGGCCGAAGCCCCCACCAGTTAAGCTGCTAATGCACGGAAGGCAGGGTGACTGATCCACTGCGACACATGCTGCTCTCGACCGAACATATTGATAGCGTCGTTGTCGTTGTCACTCTTCTTAAGCTTGAACCCATTACGCTCATCAGCATACGTGGCGTAGTTGGTCATCGCACTATACAATGCAAAGACATTGTGACCACGTGTGGTAGCTTCAGCTAAGTACAGGTTAGACATCTTCTCCGCCGCACGTTCTGACTTCATAATGGTAGTCAACGTTTCTTGCACGTCGAGTATGTTGGTCTCACGGTCAGCCCATGTCTGAAGCATACGCCCATGCTCATGGAAGTCTGTCTTAGCTTCGTTCAATTCC